ATGACCGTCTTCTTGAGTTCGCTCTCCGCTCAGAACCCCTAATTCGTTCTGTTGCAGATAAGCGCCCAGCAAAGCAAGCAATCCCAGGTTCAACAGTTGTTCTACAACGCTACGTTGACTTGGCTGCTGCAACAACAGCACTCACAGAAACAACAGACCCAGATGCAGTAGCAATGTCTACACCAACATCTGTGACCATTACTCTTAACGAGTACGGTAACTCTGTTCTTGTTACACGTGCGCTTGAACTCTTCAGCCTTGCTGATGTAGACCCAGCAATCGCTAACATCATCGCATTCAACCTTGCTGATTCTATTGACTCAGTTGCAATGACAACACTTCGTGGTGGCTCAAACGTCATCTACTCAGGTTCAACTGCAACATCAACAGCAACAGTTACTGCTGCTGCAACACTCTCTTCTGCAAACATCCGCAAGGCTGTTGCGAAGTTGCGTGCTAACAAGACAACTGCTCGCAAGGGTTCACTCTACTGGGCTGGTATCCACCCAGAAGTTTCACACGACCTCCGCGCTGAGACAGGTTCAGCAGGATGGCTTCTTCCAAACCAGTACGGTTCTGCACAAGACCGCATCTGGGCAGGAGAAATCGGAACATACGAAGGTGCATACTTCGTAGAATCTCCACGCCTTTACAACGCAACAGATGGTTCATCATCTGCACGCGTTTACCGCACAATTCTCGCAGGACAGCAAGCAATGGCAGAAGCCGTTGCTGAAGAACCACACGTAGTCATCGGCCCAGTCGTTGACAAGTTGATGCGTCACCGCCCAATGGGTTGGTACGGTGTTCTTGGCTTCGCACGTTACCGTGAAGAAGCGCTATACCGCATTGAATCAGGTTCATCAATCGCTTAATTGATTGACGGGTGGGGCTAGGGAAACCTAGCCTCATCAGTAAGTTCATTAAGGAGAACTATGGCAAACTACACATTCACTACACCATATGTGCTTGAAGGCCCATCAGGTGGACATCGCTTGTTTTACTTTGCCAATCTACGCAAGGGAATAACTATCGTAAAATCTGGTTCTACTTATTCACAGATACGTTACCCAGTAGATTCAGACCTGGAGAACTATGACGAAGTTTATCGCGGTGGTTATCAACACACCGTAGATGATGCAACAAAGGCAGCGCTTATCGCTGGCGGAGTTGGTGTAACAGAAAGCAATTTTGTAGCACAATAAAGGGACATATGAATCTACACAAAATACAGACACATCCAGAGTATGTAGAAGGTTGCTTTGGATGCAAGATTGGAACTTTGGAACTAGGCACAGGGGATGCGTCTAGAGATATACCAGATAAGAAGTGGAACTCCGAACTGTCTGCTTACCGAGATGCGAGAGCGCAAGGTATCCAGCCAGCAGGAACAAGAATGCACGATATAGAAGCAGCACATAAAGCGTCTGAGACATTGGGTAGAGCGTATGACGCTGACACAATGCCTAAGGCAAAAGATATAAACCACAAATCCGCTGAAGTAATGAAAGAACTGGGAGTATAAAATGCCAAAAGTAGGAATGAAAGAATTTGCATACACAGCAAAAGGTATGGCAATGGCAAAGATGGAAGCCAAGAAGTCAGGCAAGCCAATGAAGAAGGCTGGCAAGAAGGCTATGCCTAAGAAAATGGGCAAGAAGAAGTAAATGCCAAATCCAACTCCAACACCTAGAGTAAAGGTGTCAAACCCTGCAGATGCTAAGACTATTGCAGCAGCAGAAAGAGCATTTAAGAAGATGCTTCAAAGCGGTCAAGTCAAGAGCATTACTGAAGCCCGCAAGAAGATTCTTAAGCAATTCGGAGTTAACCCGAACGGAATGACAAACTAAGATGCAAGACCCACGACTAAAGCGAGCAGGAGTATCTGGGTTTAATAAGCCAAAGCGTACGCCTAATCACCCAGAGAAGTCACACGTTGTTGTGGCGAAGGTGGGCGATAAGGTTAAAACTATTCGCTTTGGTCAGCAAGGCGTGACTGGCGATAAGAAGCCAACTGCACGTCAGGCTTCATTCAAAGCACGCCACGCAAAGAACATTGCTAAAGGCAAGATGTCAGCAGCCTACTGGGCAGATAAGGTGAAGTGGTAATGAAGAAAGCATTCTGGGATAAGAAGAATCCTAATAAGAAATCAACACCACTTACACCAGCCCAAAAGGCTAAGGCTAAGGCAATGGCTAAGAAGGCTGGACGACCTTATCCAAACCTAGTGGACAACGCAAGAGCAAAGAAGAAATAGTAAAGGTGGGGACAATGCAAGAAACAGTAGCAATCGCTTGGTGCGACAACGGTATGGTAGATGGCAAGTTTATGCAGGGTGTTACAGATGTAATACTTAAGTCAGGACTTACCTTTGAATCTACTTACCGCTCACAGGGTAATCAAATTGCCCGTCAACGTGAGAAGGTTATCAACTATTGGTATGACCAGAACAAGGCAGACTGGTTGCTTTGGGTTGACTCAGATGTAGTCATTAGCCCAGAGGGCTTCTTGAAACTCTGGAATCAGAAAGACAAAGATGAACGCCCAATGATGACTGGCGTTTACTTTACTACTGATAACCCAGAAGAACCTCTAATGGTTCCAATGCCTACAGTATTTAAGTTTGTAGATAACGAAGATGGTGGTTTTGGCTTAGCCAGAATACACCCACTTCCTAAAGACAAACTAATGCAAGTAAGTGCAGCGGGTATGGGCTACGTCCTAATGCACCGTAGCGTAGTTGACAGGATTAGAAAAGAATTACCTGATGCCCAGTTCTTTATGGAAATGGGTAGAGGGACAAAGTTTATCGGTGAGGACATTTACTTCTTTGCTTTATGCGAAAAGGCTGGAGTCCCACTCTGGTGCGATACAAGTGTGACTGCTCCACATATGAAGCGGTTCTCGTTTGATGAACACTATTACAACGCAATGACCAAAGGGAGAAAATGATGGCAGGTATTGCTGGTAGCACATTGTGCGCCGAACTAAACCGCTTAGCCAATGGTGGAACCTACCCAGCAAGGACTGACTTCCTTGATGAACAAGGTGCTGCCAATAAGTGGGCTGGCACTACAGGTAAAGGAGTCATCGGCGCTCTCAACTACAAAGCAAGCGCAGCACGTACACCTGATGCCTTCAAGGACTTGAATGGAATCTGTAACGAACTTGCTGGAACAACTGGAAAATCTGCCTCTGACGCATTAAGGACTATATAGTGACAACTACCCTTACCAATATGATTGATGAGGTTGCGGTAAACCTTGCGGGATATACATTCCAGCAAGACCGTGCAACCTATCTAACTACTGCTGTGACGACTACAACTTCTAGCAGCGCTTCCCCATTGGTGCTAAGCCTAGGCTCTACCGATAACGTAGGTAAGGGTGTAATTGAAATTGATGAAGAACTAATGTGGGTTGACTCCTATGACCGCGTTGCTAACACGGCAACCGTTGCTCCGTATGGACGTGGATACCTAGGTACAACTGCTGCCACACACGCTGCAGATACACGAGTGGCTATCAGCCCAACCTTTCCACGCTTTAATGTTAAGCGAGCAATCAACGATACTATCCGCGCTCTTGGCTCTAGCATCTTTGCAGTCAAGTCAACAACCTTTACATTTAATGCTGCGGTGTCTACCTACGCATTTGCTGATTTAAACATCAAGAATATCTTGACAGTTACTTGGCAATCTATTGGCCCATCTAAAGAATGGATTCCACTTCGCAAGTGGGACTTTGATTCAATCGCTAATGCAGCAGCCTTTGGTTACACAACTGAACAAGTTCAGACAATCACCTTGGGCGAAGCCCCTATCTCTGGTCGCACAGTAAAGATTACTTACGCGACAGACCCAGTAGCGTTTACAACAAATGCTCAAGACTATGTAACTCAGACAGGCTTACCAGAATCAACGCGGGACGTAGTGATTCTTGGAGCAGCCTATCGTTTGCTCTCATTCCTTGACCCAGCACGTGCTGCTCAGGTTAGCCCACAGGCTGATGAGACAGACAGCAAGCGTCCATACGGTGCTAGCCAAACTGCAACTAAACAACTTTACGCTTTGTTCTCACAGCGCCTTGCCGAAGAAACAAAGTCACAGCAACAGAATTATCCACCTAAAGTCCACTACTCCCGCCGATAAGGACAAGCAATGACAACTAGAAAATATTCCTCACGCTCCCAGCAGACTACGCTGACTGCAGCGCTTACCTCATCTGGCACATCAGCCACAGTAGTATCTGGTACAGCCCTTGTTGGTGGTGTAACAATTTCTGCAGGTGAAACCTTTACAGTAGTAATTGACCCAGATACAGCCCTTGAAGAAATTGTAGATGTTAGTGCAGTAAGCACAAATACTCTTACAATCGTTCGTGGCATTGATGGTTCAACTGGTCAGGCACACTCTGCTGGTGCAGTTGTTCGCCATATGGCTATTGGTAGAGATTACCGTGAAGCCAATACCCACATTGAAGCAACAACAGGACACGGTGCAACTGGAGCGGTAGTTGGTACAACCAACACTCAGACCCTGACCAATAAGACTCTTACCTCTCCAGTAGTTACAGGACTAACCCTTAATGATGGAAGTATTGTCTTTGAAGGTGCAACTGCTGACTCATATGAGACTACTCTTGCTGTAGCCGAACCTACAGCAGACCGCACTGTTACAATTCCTGATGCAACAACAACTCTTGTTGGCACAGATACCACACAGACGCTTACTAACAAAACGCTAACTAGCCCAACTATTACTGGTACTGGTGCTATTGCAGGTACATTTACAGGTAACTTAACAGGCAACGTAACTGGTAACGTCAGCGGTTCTTCTGGTTCTCCTACAGGCAATGCTGCCACAGCAACAGCCTTGGCAACTGCTCGCACATTCCAGTTAACTGGAGACGTAGAAGCAAGTGGAGTTACCTTTGACGGTACTGGCAATGTAAGCCTTACAACAGTTATTGGCACTGGAGCAATTGTCAACGCAGACATTAATACTTCTGCCCAGATTGCCTATGGCAAGTTGGCACTTACTAACGGTATTGTTAATGCTGACATCAATGCATCTGCTGCTATTGACTGGAGCAAAATTGCTCCATCTGCAACTGTGTCTACAACTGAACTTGGATACCTTGACGGAGTTACATCTGCTATCCAGACTCAGATTGACTCTAAGTTA